AATAAGAATTGCCATAATAATTAAACTTTTCTGAGATGTGTCTACTACCACCACTATCAACGTATTCAACAAATCGTCCTACGCTAGAATTTTGACTTCCTAGAGGTATAGGTTTGCCATTCCTAATAGCAATGTAACCAGCGTTTATACCGCCACCACGGAAATAGATCCACACACTGTCTCCCATGCTTAAAATCTCACCTGATTTATTCAGAAAAGATTTTTCAGCACCATTATACTCTAATAGCGAAACAATTGCTGTACAGTTTGTAGAGTCATAGCTTTTAACTGTTCCGTAGGTGTAACCAAGTGTTTTTTTGTTGTCTTGGCTTTCCTTAATTAGCTTATTCATTTTAGACATTCTACACACCGCCTTTACGAATAATCAGCTAAAACCATTTTGCAGTTACCCACATAATTAACACCATTCATTGTGAATTTTACAACAGTTCCGTCAGCAGGAAACACACTACTTTGCCCCATATAAACATAGAATATTCCGTCAGTTTTAGCAGCATACTGACCCTCAATTGTGCTGTTCAATGGTATATTAAAATCAACTTGTGGTACAAGGTTCGTACCGCCATTGTGCAAACTTTGACTAAACATATTATACAAACTTGCCATTTTACTTCCTTGATGTCCTGAATTTGAAGTAGGGGTAAAGAAACCTGTTATCTCTGTATCATCGGACAGCTTTCTCATCTTTGCAATAGCCCCACCTAATACATAGTCATTATCTCCACTTTTAAACAAAATCAACATTCCCCGACTTGTAGTATACAACATGACACTATCAAACTTGCTATAGGTAAAGCTGACATAATCAGCATATGGTGACGTTTGGGAAGAGTCATATTCACCACACCCAGCCCAATAACGTGACTTTGCAGGATCAAACATTATTCTCAAGTACGTTGTATTATCAATCCAAAATGTCAAAGTGTTATAATCGGTGGACTCACTGTCAGGATAATTTGTTTCAATTTTGCTCCAAGTCCACTTATCTTCAAAAAATGTTTTAAGGTCTGCAAACACGGTTTCTGATGAAGTTTGATTTGGTATGCAAGTATAAGTATTTATCATTAATTATCACCGTCCAATTCTGCGTTACCGCTTATTCCAATAGTTCCACGAGCGTTAGTGTTTGTTTCATTCATATCAACATAATTGATGTTATGTTCTATACAGTATTTTACAATAGGCAAACAATTTGCGTTTGTAGTATCTGTTATACCATTTCCATACGTGAAAATAGTTCCGACTTGTACATTATCAAGGGTGCTAAAATCGGTCATAGTTAAATTATTATATTTCCCAGTTTCTGTGTTAAAAGAAGTATGGAGAATAATTTGACCTACGCTTTGACACTTGATTGAGTCGTTAGATAAAATACAACCATTTGGAATAGAAATGCTGTTTGCAAAAGCAACCTGAATGGCATTGCTCATGATTTCCGTTGTACCATTTGTTACCACAATATCTGACTTACTCATTGGAACACGGCAAAGTTTATTCCCTTGGTAGAGGTTATTATCAACGACTCTGAAAGTAGTATTAGAACTATCCACAGTAAACTTGTTTAATTTAGGACAATTATTAAACCCTGTAAAGCTAGTCAAAGAAGCTCCAATAGCAACCGTTGTTAATGCAGAGCAATTATTCACGCCCGATACAGACAAAGCCGTATTTGGAATATAAAATGTTGTAATAGCGTTATTGTTTAACCCACCAATCTCTTTTACTTTTCCGTCACTCATGAATGACAAACTTTTCAATTTAGGGCAGTTATTAAACCCATTTACCTTCTCACAAGAACTTTCAATTCTTAAAGTTATCAGATTGGTCATATCGTTACAACCCTCAACGTCAACCACATAGCCTGTAGTCGCTGAAGTTAATGATGCTAAATTATTCATACAGTTCTCAGGTATAACTTTTAAGCTTGTATTATTTGTCATTGGCAATTTTGTCATATTGGGCATATTGCAAAACGATCCGCTTTCAAGCGTAATACCATTGCTGTTGGTCACATTACCATAAATTACAACATTAATCGTATTACCACTATAGCCATTAAAAGCGTTTTTAGGTATTTTAGTAGTACAATTACCCGATTGAAAGTCTAAACTTAGATTTATGTTTGCTGATGTATTACTTGCAAAACCATCGGTGTCGTTAATATTAGTAGATCGCCCAATTTGTATAGTTTGAAGTCCAGATAAATCTCCATCAATACCTTTGCCCATAAGATAGAATCTTCCCTGCACTGTCGCAGGATAAATAACTAAACTTGTTGTTTCTTTGTTTACATACACTACGCATTTATTTGTAGTTGCCGCTTTGATGTTTAAGTTTCCAACAACATGACTTCCTTTTAGTATCTCATTTCGCTTTATTTCTTCGACACCTGTTTGCCCATCAACTGAAACCATTGGAACGAAAGTCAAGGTGTAAGGCAGTTCCAAACCATTAACAAATGTGCTATTAGCAAGAAACGATTCGGGGTGTGAAATATCACAATATACTGTAGGAAATGCAATATTGGCAAGTTCTTTACAGCCTGACAACACACCCTCACTGGTCGAAATGTTTGCAAGATTAGCAGGGAAAACAAAGGCTGTTATATTCTCAAATCCGTTTCCCATAGGTGAAGTGAGGTAGGTAGCTTTTACTTTGGAACAATCTATCTTTGTAGTTGTTTCTTTATCAAAAGCATTATCAAAGTTAGTTAAATCATCACTCTCAGACACAACGGTTGTATCGTGCATACCTGAAGAATAATTCTTTTTAAATGTTGAAATTGCGTTTGTATTACGTCTAACTACTTCATTGTCATCATAACGTATTAAACAACGTGACGGTGACATAGATTGAAATTCTACCGTGCTATCTGTCGGCAATGTATTGGTAACTGTAACTTCATTTCCTGTTATCCATTGAGCCGTCAATGTTGTGTTGTTATTTGGTATAGTATACACGTCGCCATAATTGTATTTGTTGCCTAGACTATCCGTCCATGCGAACAATTTATTCTCGTTATACATATCCCCACCTTGTAAAACGATTTGTTTATTAGGGGCTTGGTTAATGCTCTTATAAGTGATAGTATTGCCGCCTTTGTCCTTGCCACCATTCGTGTCATAAGATATTGCCACTGTATTGCTTAAAGTTTCACAGTAAATCGAAATACAGTCCGTGTCAAATGGTAGCCATTGCAGATTAGTGGCTTCAATAGTCATCTCCCCATTGCTAAGAGGAATGGTTAATGATTGAATAAGAAAAAGTTGCTTTTTAAATTTGTAATATTCGTTTGTAAGTTCAATTGTGTTGTCAACATCAAGATGAGGGAGACTTGGATAATTAAAACTTACCGAAGTTCCCATACAGGTATTTTGCAACAGCATATACTCCGCCTGCATTCTACATTTTTCTTCACCACTATCCAGCGTTGTATCGCCAAGACTTATATAATAAGTACCGCCGTCCAATCCCTTATATCCCACCGAGGTTATACAAACTGGGGACTGTGGGTTTTCATTTTTTGCTGTATAGGAATATATCTCGCCGTTAGTGTTATCTGTAGTAACTGTCACAATGTTTACACCGTCATAATTATATTGAACATCAATGTCGGTTTCAGCTATATCGACTTCACCCAGATTACTTTGTGGCGATAGATGCCTATACCAAGAGGGAAGATTATAGTTAAATACCCTTTCCATTCTAAGCCTGCCGTTGACATCGTAATAAATGTTAGCACCATACATTTCAGCCAACTTATCGAATATTTCACCAAGGTACCCACCCTCGTCAACCACGATATCGTCATATAATTCTGCATCATAAAAGATTGGATCAATTAAAGGTTCAACAGGGTCAAGCGGAATGTTATTACCTAAATCTAACATCAAAGTATCTCGAATAAGGTCGGCAATTTTTGTTCCTTTTTTAGAATTTGTAACACTAGCTTGATATTCTACTAAACACATTCTTGCATTTAATTCGCCATTTAGAAAACCATATTTATCAATACCTTCGATTGCTAATGCTTTGCCATGCGCTGTTGTCGATTTTGTAATGAATACGCCTTGTGGAAACCAATATATATCATTTGAAACAACTACGCCTATAAAAAGTTTAAACTTCCTATTGTACCAAAACCAACTGTCTACCTGTGGTAAATACTTCTCATCGCGGTCTATGATAGTAAAAGAGCAAGACCTGCGACAGCCTTGCTCCTTATTAATTGATATTGAACCAACCTCGGCAGAGGAAAGGTCGTTTGTAATTTGTCCGATTGCACCCTCATAGTGTGATAGAATTTCTACCTTGAATTTTAATTTACGCATTGGATTCTGTAATTCGGTCAAATACGCTTCATCTATTTTATTATAGTAATCCATCGTATCAACCTCCTTATCTTGTTATTATAACGTCATTTATATCTTCAACTTCAACCCAATTATATTTAATTGTAGTTAAGTCATACACCGAGCTTTCATCATACGATCTCGACGGATTGTCTGAAATATTCACAATCCATACATCGCCCTTATCAGACTTTAGCATGAAATCATTTTTACCTGTAATGAATTTTGTCCAAGATTTAACGCTATCAATTGTATCAACTATTTCGTCCTCGGGGCATGCCAATGTTAAGTGGTTTGCCGTAAATTCGCCGCTTTCATAGTTTGTTACAGTTCGTGTAGTCTTGGGTTTTACGCCCGTACCCGTATGAACAGTGAGTCCAATATTTGATATTATATCATTGTTGTTAATGCCCGCAATAAAATGCCAAGTCTCATTAATTGAATAGAGCTTTTTATTATAACAATCACCAGCGGCCTTTAACGAGTAAATCGACCATCCAATCCAATCAGTAGACATCTCTGGCGTAATATATGCCTCATAGTTTGCATAACAAATATAATAAATATATGATTGCTGATTGCCCACTGTTACATCAAAAAATGAATTGCCAGTAGCAGTTCCGATGAAAACATATTCGTCATCGTTGACATTTTGTCTAAAGATTTTTGCTACTCCGAGTGATTTTGTAGTTTTCCACGTCAGCATAGCTGTGTGGTTATCAAAGATTTTAAAATCAAATTCTGAAACTATCCCGTCTATACTTTCAGCAGGGAAGTCTTTCTGTTGAGTATATCTGTACATTTTATCATCGAGAGTCATGATTTCACTTACAGCCCTAAAAGAGCTTCCAAAGCAATTTGCATAAAATGAGTATTTGAGTTCAAAATCATATATCTCGTCGCTCTCGTCGATAAGTCGTTCATTGCCATTGTAAATAGTATATCGTGAACCTTTTATCAAATCACGAGCCGAATAATTAAGACTAGCCACACCTGTATCAATATCGTATGATACGATTAATGCGCTTGTTCCATTGTAAACATGTCCCGTGTTTTCCGAGGGCGAGCTTTCAATCATTATATATTTACCCTCTATTTTATCAGCAATACCTGGCTCGATAGTTACATAGTTGTATGCCGACGTTTCAAGAATTTTGCCGTCATGAATAGCGCCAGTCGTTCCCATAAGTTGATAAAGGTAATACTTGTAATACTTTAGCCCGACATGGTTTGGATGTATATAACTTGTCTTACACTCAATTGGATTTGCTGTTTTAGAAGAGATTGATACAGTAAAATCGCACTGTGGATCTTCACGGCATTTAACATAATGCGGCTTATCCATAAAGTAATTTGTAAAAATCCTAAACACAGTTCCTCTTGCAGGGGCTGTTGTAAAACCAGACTTTAATCTTACGTTACCAGTTTTATAATCGTAGGTTTCTATCAGTCGTCTTTCTTCTCCAATCTCGATATAGGCGCCGCCGACTAAATACACTGAGCCGTCGGAACGCTCATAATAGTACGCGCTCTTGAGATTTGCAATTTCCTTGTTAATCATAAAACTTGATGTAGTACCCGAAGATTGGATTTTACCACGGCAGAAGTACATATCATACAACCCAACACCGTCACCATACTGTGTGTCGTCGGCAATAGTCGTTGGGTCTGTTTGAAACAGCGTATACTGATACATATAATCGTGACCATTCTTTGCTATGTCATTAAAAACCAATTCATTTACATCAACTTTATCGCCATTGTAAAATGTATTGATATCGCCGCCTTTAGGAAAATAAGAATAGTTCTGTTCCCCAGTTCTTATGTTTGTATAGGTACACAACGCCCAACGCATTGCAGAACCCGCCGTGCAATTAAACTGGTAGCTAAAACGTGGCGCACGGTCATATTCACCGCCCTCGCCCTTGTGTTTATCTATTTTTACGACCTCGTCATCTGGAAAAACCAGTGTAGGTGTCATTATCATTCATTTCACCACCCTTTATAATAAATAAGAGCCGCCAAGGTCTGACGGCTCGTTTTGTATTATCTGTTTCTACCTATCATGCGGTCACGGTCTGCTTGCTTCAAATAGTCATTCATTTGCTGTAAGAATGTTGTGCCGTCGGTAGTATGAATTTCGCCAATTCTAAATGTAATTGTGGTATCACCATTAGTGGTATCATTTGTTGTGAACATTGATCCAGCCGCCTGCGTACCACTTACAAGATTGTCACCTATAGTCTTACCAACAACGCTTGCAACATTGCGAGTATTGTGTACAATGTCATAGAGTTTCTTGGCGTCTGAAGAATTAAAGATTACCTCAGACTTATATGGTGTTCCGTGTAGCATAGCCGTTCCCGTGTAGCTATTAACTCCACCCGTCGCATACTGCTTTACCTTGAATTTTGAGCGTATCTCCTTTTGTAGTTCCGCAAGCTTGGTTACACTGATATTACTCAAGCCACCGAGCATTGAAACCTTTTCACTTATCATTTGCCCCGCAAACTTATACATAGCTTTGTCGGCTTCCTTTTTGGTGGTGTATGCACCAAGAATTGCGTTATCTTTTTCGACAGCATATACGCCGCTACCAGACAAAGCTTTCTTTATAGAGGTGCCCTCATATTGTGCCAGATCATCTGATAGCTGAATATAATCGGCTTTAAATTCACGCAAAGCATCAAGTCGCTCTTGGTATGTACTCTTTTCATTAAGTGTTTTGAGTTTAAGTTCTTCAAAGTATTTAACGTCTTGGTCAGATAAATCGGAAACGAATGTATCAAATTGTTTGAGATACTTCTCCCACTCATCTGCTTCTTTTGCATATTGGTCAATGCGGTTTTGAGTAATCTCTTTCTCTTTTTGAACATTATCTTTGAGTTTAGTTTGATAACCGCTATAATCAGTTTGGTATTTGTTAAGAATACCGATATCCTGATTGTGAAGCTTGCCCTGCCAATCTATACCTAAAATTTGTTGCGCAATCATTTCATTCTGGTTGTTTGTATAGGCACTCATAGCATCGCTCCATGCTTGCTTATACTTTTCAAATGCCTCAATTTGATCGGTATAAGGTTGCATAGCAGCCTCTTTCTCTTTTTCAAGATTGTCAATAGCTATTTCGTTTTGTAGTGAATCAAGTTCCTGTTGTGCCTTTTCAACCTCGTCGGAGTTGGTTTCTAAATGCCAGCCACTTGCTTCGCTATAGATAGCAACCTTTTTCTTTTTTGCATTAGCTAAAGCGTCTTGCTTTTCCTGCAACTCAATGGCCCTATCACGTTCGTCATTTTCCTCTTTGAGCTTATCAATGAGGTCGTCGTAATATGACTCTACATCGTCACGAGAATCCTCAAGACTACTGATTTCTTTTTCAATATAATCAATAGCAGTATCACCAGCGGTCTGATACTTGTCAATGATATCATTTAAAGTATCTTCCTCTTCTTGAAGCGTATCGAGATATTCCTGTTCTTTGTCTTTCTTATCATTTATCTTATCAATTATTGCTTGTACTTGATTCTTCTCGGCGGTCAGTAATCCGTCTGAAGTAAGATTTGAAAGGCTAACATCTTTCATTTTATAGAGGACTTTGATAAGATTATTTACAGATTTTTGATCGGCGTCACTCAAACCTTTAAGTTGAGAAAGTTGCTTAATCAGGTCGTTTGGAGCAATACCCATCGCTTCTTTGATTTTCTTACCGAGTTCTTCAAAGCCGCCATTTGTGTCGTCAAGGTATGGAAGAAATTCTCCATAACTTTTAACGAGTTCCCAGCCACTACTACCAACTTCAAAAGTGCCATCTTGAATTTCTTTATACGCAGAAGCAAGTGCGGTAATTTTGCTTTGAACGTTGTCAACATCCTCAGAATAGTCGGCAAGGCTAAATGTGGTTTTGGTATTTAAGAGGTTGAGAACATCCTGCCATGAATTTATTTCCTCAAGGTTGGTATCCATTAAGGTTTCGATGTTATCTGGGGTTAGATTGCCCAAAAGATTTTCGATAATTCCCTGGTTGTCACGTCTGCCCGCCAGTGGTGGCACACGCTTCGCAACACGGGTGGCAATATTCTTAATCTTGTTTGCAAGCTCGTCCTCTATCTCGTCGTCGTTTGTCTTAAATGAGAAACCAAGCATAACTTTGATATCATCGATTGAAAGCCCTTGGTTTTTAGCAAAGTCAGAGTCGGCAATTTTAGAAAGCAATTTGTCACGTTGCTTCGTATATTCTTGAACAGATTGTGTAGTATCAAGATTCAACAAAGCGTCCAATGTAATTGACAGCGGTTCGCCGTTAGCATCAAGTGAATTGTTTAAGGTTTTGCAAAAGCTTATAATCTTGCTTCGTTCTTCAACAATTTGATCTTCAAAGCTCTTGTGATTGCCGCTTATGTCTAATGCAAAATTATTAATATAACTTGATATAATACCCTTTTCGCCACTTGATAATTCATCATAAAAATCAAGAGTGCTTGGAATAAGCTGTAAGGTTGAGTTAAGGGACTTGGTATATTCCTCAAGGTTTTGCTTATACAAATTATATTGGTCTATATTTTCGTTTATGAAATTCACATATTTGTTATAGTCGGACATTAAATCTTTATCTTTGCCGCCCTTACTTATTAATTCATTTATGTCGTTCTGTATGTCCGTCAAATGATTAGCCGAATATTCAAAACCAGACTGCGCTATTGTTCTCCAATAAGTGGCAAATTCTTTTTTTAATTTATCTTTATCATCTAAATTATCAACATAGGTTTTTATCCTCTTAGATAATTCGTCTGAATAATTATTTTCAAACTGGTCTTCA